ATTGGCGGCGTTCAATATCAAACAGCCATTTTGGCCAATCTAACGATTACCAGCGGTCGCACTAACATTTATGAACAAGCAAATGCCGGTTACACGAACCTTGAAATAATTAATTTAGATCAATCAAATGTGCTAATCGAAATAAATGATTCGCTAACCATTGAATTGCAAGATTCAACAGCTACATTTGTGCCAATTTTTGGCGGGTCTGTCGTTGATGTAGGCATTGCCGTGGCTGAGGTTGGCTCTGTGGATTATGCACAACGCATCAAAATTGTCGCATTGGGTGCATTAGCTAGATTGCCAAAAGCTCTTACTGAAGGCGTTCTAAGCGATGATTTTGATGGGAATCAGATTTACACCATTTTGAAAGAAGTTTTGTTTTTGTCATGGCAAGAAGTTCCGCAAGCCTTAACATGGGCCACTTATGATCCAACGACTCAATGGCAGGATGCGGAAAATAGCGGATTGGGTGAGATTGACCAGCCAGGCAATTATGAGCTTGAAAATCGCGGTGCCGACACAATTGATGTTTATTCATTGGTTTCAGCTTTGGCCACATCAGGCTTGGGCTATATTTACGAAAACGCGCAAGGCCAAATTAGCTACGCAGATTCGACACACCGCACCACATATCTAGCAGCCAATGGCTATGTTGATCTGACTGCCAATCATGCTTTGGCATCAGGTTTAAGCATTCAATCGCGTGCCGGAGATGTGCGAAATACAATCACGCTAAGGTACGGCAATAATTCAGCTTTAGAGGTCAGCGCGGTTGATCCTGCATCGGTTGGCTTGTATGGCCAGCTTTCGCAGATTTTTACCACAACAATCAAACACGCAGCCGATGCTCAAGATCAGGCCGATTTTTATTTGGAGTTAAGAGCGTATCCAAGATTTAATTTCAACAACATCACATTTGAGCTCACCAATCCAGAGCTTGACGATGGCGACCGCGATGATCTAATTAATGTGTTTATGGGTATGCCTGTCAATATAGCCAATTTGCCACTTAACATGAATTCCGGCGATTTCTTGGGTTTCGTTGAAGGCTGGACATTTTCGGCCCGATATAATCAGGTTAGCGTTTCAATGATTGTGTCACCGATTTCATTCTCATTGCAAGCCATGCGATGGAATGATGTGCCGGTGACAGAGCAATGGAACACAATCAATCCAACCTTGGATTGGCTAAATGCCACAATTGTGGCGTAAGGAGAAAAACTAGTGAGCAATCCTACGAGTTCGTTTGGCTGGCAAATGCCCACGGCCACAGATTTGGTTACAGATTTGCCTGCCGATTTTGAGGTTTTTGGTCAAGCGGTCGATTCATCAATGGCTGATTTATTAGGTGGCACAGCAGGCCAGATTCTTGCAAAAAATACAAATGCCAACATGGATTTTGTGTGGATCACAAATGATGTTGGTGACATTACAGCTGTGAATACAACTGCACCATTGCAAGGTGGTGGAACAAGCGGTGCTCTTACATTGTCAATTGACTCTGGCTCAACAACTGTTGTGGGCGCTGTTCAATTAGAAGATTCAACAGCGAGCACATCAACAACAAAAGCTGCAACGCCAAATTCGGTCAAATCGGCTTATGATCTTGCTAATGGTGCAATTGCCAAAACAACAGTTACAACAGCCGGAGACATTATTTATCGCAATGCAACTGTGCCAACACGCTTGGGAATTGGTACGGCTGGACAGGTTTTGCAAGTCAATTCAGGTGCAACGGCTCCAGAATGGGCGACTCCTTCGGCTGGTGGAATGACAGTTTTGGCGTCAGGTTCACTTAGCGGGTCAAGCCTTGCTTTAACTTCAATTTCACAGGCTTACACCGATTTGAGATTGAATGTATATAATTTTAACGGTGGTACAACAGGTTACACGGTAAGCATTTCAACGATTAACGGCAACGGAAACACTGCTTACATAAAGGACACCGCGAGCGCTCGTGCGTTAGACGGAACTTTTAACACAACACCCACACAAATCAACAGTCTAGCCTTGACAAACAACGCTGGTTCAAATGTGTTTCAATTTGAATTGTTTAATTATTCTTCAGCCGTGCCACATCAAGGTCAATTCTATTTAGGTGCTGGTCAGGCTTCAGGCGGCCCGCAACAGTATTTTCAGGCGGGGTCTTTTTACAACCAAAATTCAACGGCAATCACTGCTTTGACTTTTGCGATTAGCACAGGAACATTTAACGCTGGAACATACATTCTATATGGGGTGAAATAATGACTAAACCAATTATTCTTGAACATAACGTGGAAACAAATGAAGTCATTGAACGTGAAATGACAAATGCAGAATATGCAGAATATCAAAAGCAACAAGAAGCAATTGCAAAAGGCGCAGAATTGCAAGCAGAAGCCGAAGCCAAAAAATTGGCCGCGACTGCAAAACTTGAAGCACTTGGTTTGACTGCTGACGATTTGAAGGCATTGGGTTTCTAATGTTCCCACAAGGCACATTGCCGCGTTTAATTCAGATTGCTCTGGCCGAGGTTGGCACAGCTGAGACTGGAAACAACGAGACAAAGTATGGCAAACACATGAAAGCCGACAAGCTGCCATGGTGTGGGTCATTCCTTAATTGGTGCGCGGATCAAGCTGGTGTCAAAGTGCCAAATGTAGTCAGCACCAAAGCCGGAGCTGAGGCATTTAAAAAAAACAAGCAATGGCACGAAACACCTAAGATTGGTGATTTTGTGTTTTTCGATTTTATCATTGATGACAAGGTTACAATCAATCACATTGGTTTAGTGATCCGAGTATCGGAGAAACAAATCGTGACAATTGAAGGCAACACCAGCGGTGCTGGCGATCAGCGCAATGGCGGCGAAGTCATGGTGAAATCAAGAACTTTGGGAGCAAGGTCATTTGTTGTCGGTTACGGCCGTCCAGCTTATGGCCCGTTTTCGGGTGATTTGCCCGACCGACCAAAAGGAGAAAAATAATGGATAAAGCAAAAGCAATTGCCGCATCATGGGCTCGCTCATACATCGCAGCTGCATTGGCCGTTTATATGGCTGGTGGAGATTGGAAGCAAATAGCAATGGGTGGCGTGGCAGCTGTTGTGCCCGTCATTTTGCGCTGGCTCAATCCAGCTGACAAAGCATTTGGATCAACTGGAAAGTGATTTTGAAGCTACGCGCGGCAGGTTTAGCTTTAGGTTTATCGCTAAGCCTTGCCGGGTGTGGTTATGATGGATGGGTCAGGTATCCATGCCAAGAATTTGAGAATTGGAAAAACCCGGAATGTCAAAAACCACAATGCCAAGTAACTGGCACCTGCACCGAGGATGTGATTGGTGATGGCCTCCAAAAATAAAGAACGATTGAGCCAAGAGGACATCAAAGCGCGGCTTATGTTTCTAATTGGCTCGGTTTTGGCCATTGTGTTTCTCGTTGTTACTTTAGGCATTACTTACGCTTTGATTTTTGTAACTCAACCAATTGGCAACCAATCTCCTAATGATGCAGCTTTCATTGATTTGCTAAAGACTTTGGCAATCTTTCTTACCGGTTCATTGGGTGGTGTGTTGGCATCAAATGGCCTCAAAGACAAACCAAAATCAGAATATGAAAAAACTATTGAACGGCGTTTAAGCGGTAACGACACGCCATGATTTGAGCGTGATTCTTGAAAATGTCGGCTGTGCCTGTCACTCTGTATTTGGGAGCTGAGACACGGCTCCCAGAAACGGGAGCAAAAAATGACATCAGGTGAAATTGGTGTGTTTATATTTATGGTTGTGGCCTGCATTTTATGGGCCATTTGCAGCTATGCGGTGGGATACAAAGAAGGCCACAAAGATGGCTATCAGCGAGGCAAGGCCGTAGGCCGACATGCATCAGGTCAGGCGGTGCGCTAATGGCGTTCATGGACTCATACGAAGGCAATAAAGAGCGGACTGACAGGTGGATTGCCACATATCCGCAAGGCCGGCTTGAAACGCACATCATTGAATTTAATGCCGAAAAAGGCTATGTGCTGGTTCAAGCTAAAGCATGGCGCAATCAGACCGAGATTGATCCTGCCGGCATTGATTATGCACATGGGTTTCTTGCAGCTTACAGCGAGAAAATGAGGCGTTGGATGGTTGAAGATACTTGCACCTCAGCTTTGATGCGCGTGATGGCCTTGGTTATGGGTGGCACGGAAAAGGCCACAAAGGAGGTTATGACATTGGTTAAGACGGAAACACCAGCTGCCGACTATGACTACTGGACAACAAAGCATGGCGATGTGCCAAGCTATAAGACCAGAGAAGAAGCCGAACAAGTTGATGAAACTGGATGGGCGGTTAATGGCGTGCCAATGTGCGCACATGGATCAATGCGATGGAATCAAAGCAAACCGGATGCACCTAAAGCTTGGGCGGGATACTTTTGCAGCGAAAAAATTAAAGAAAAGCAATGCAAACCTCAATGGTATGTATTGACCAGCGATGGCACCTTTAAGCCGCAGGTCTGATTATGACAAAAAAACGATTGATTGTAAGCCTTTTGATTGTTGAAATTGTGCTATTAATGGCAATGATTTGGATATCGGTAAAATGAGCGATTACATTGAAATCATCCATCCACAGAGCATGACAGCCAAATTGCTATGCAATGGTGTGCTGGTGGAAGAATACAAAATTGAGCAATGTGACAAATGCTCACAGCTAAGGCGATTAGATCAATTTGGCTACCAAAAAGGTTATGACCGAACCGAAAACATCATTTGGTTTTGTGGTGAATGCCGATGATAAATCGCATTGAGGAGGTGCAATGCATGATTGCAGCCATATCACATTGCCATGACAGGTCAGCCGACCACAGCTCACGCATCGTCAAAAACCTTTCATGGTTCGAGTATGTGGCACAAATGGGCGAATCAATGTTGGCTGAGATGGTGGTGGCCAAGCGATTAGGTTATGACTATCAACCTGGCATCACATGGGATAAATCAAAGGCCGATGTGGGCGAACACATTGAGGTCAAATGGTCAGCTAATCCCAACAGCAATTTGTGGATACAGGAGAGCGACCGAGAAGATCGTGACATTGCGGTGCTAGTTGTAGGCAACACACCAAAAATGCACATTGTCGGCTGGATGCCCGTAGCTGTGGCCAAGAAGCCGCGATACAAAAACACCAGTCAAAACAATTGGACTGTGCCACAGGTTAATCTGCAACCCATTGAGACATTGATAAGGAGCAATTATGCACATCCTGCAATTTGATTGCGCAATATGCAAGAAGCTTTACGGAAAGCCTAAGCAACGCTTTGGATTAAAGAAAGGTGCTGAATTAACAGAGCATGAATGGTTTGCTCAATGCATGGGATGTGGCACATTTGGCATAAAGATTGTGGATGATGCTCGAATTGCTGAGTTGAGCCAATGATAAAGTTATCCACAGGTGTTATCCACAAGTGTGTGAAAGCTGTGGGACTCGCTCAAGATTACGCGGGGTTCTTGACAGCATCATTACCATCTACACGAGGTAGCGAGCCGGTTAGCCGGATAGCTCGCAGCCGATGTTTGATGGTTTTGGCCGTGCTATGTGTAATTGGCATTACACCGGCACATGCAACAAAAGATGTTAAACAAACGACATCAATTGATTCTCTTAAGCTTTATGCACATTCAAGGATCATTAACTACAAAGAGTTCCAATGCTTTAACATATTGATAACCAAGGAAAGCAATTGGAGAGTAGAAGCTATCAATCCAAATGGCAATCACTTCGGCTTAGGTCAAATGCGTAATACCAAGTATCGCAACCTTGATGGGTATCGCATGATTGACTGGA